CTCTTTCCCAATGTACAGGTATTTCAAAAGGTGTAATAACATGTAAGTGCGGCAAAAACTCTGTGAAGGCCGCTCCTTCCGCAACATCCCAATTACCTTCTAGGAGTTGCTGACGCTGTGTAGGCGGCAAAGCCTTTAGCATCTTTTCATATCTACCATCTGTTGCTAGGTAGGGGTTGTCTTGCAACCTAGCAGGTATAAATTTTCGTGTTAATCCATCAGAGCCTTCAAAAGATTCATGCGGTGGAGAAGGGTCTATGTAACGCTTCTTAACCCATGTAGCTCCTGCGCCGCCCGGATTTGCTGTGCAACGCATATAACACGTAATTTTTGGATCTGTTGTCCGTAATCGAGACGCTAAGTAATTCCAACTAAACTCTGTGGGCAAATGAGTAATCTCATCAAACCCTATCCAACTATAGGCTTGTCCTTGGTAGCGGTATACGTCTGCATCACGCTCCAAGAATCCAAACTCTATCTTTGCACCGCTTGGGAAATTCCAAAGCTTTTCTACTTCTTTATACTTACATCCCGGAAATGCTTTCGGGTACAACTCTCTACTTTTGTCTATAAGCTCTCTAAGTTCTGGCATAGAGCGTCTTATGATTAGACCCCTGTGAGCGGATCTGTGGGCATATCTAAGTGGATCTACAAGCATAGCGTAGGACTTACCACCCCCTGCCGCTCCTCCGTAGAGGACATCTGTCTCCCCTGCGGCGAGGAAGTCTTCCTGTGGGCCTTCGTTGGCCTTGAAGATAACATCCTCTTGAGCTTCAGCCGCTAATGCAGAAGGTATAGATTTTAGTTCTACATCTTCAATGATGTTAGAGCTTCCTGTTCCTTCTAGCTTGTTAAGAGTCTTTTTGGTTTTACTTATTGTTTTCTTGTAACCCTCAACTTTAGCTTGAGCCGCCTTCAGTTTTTTACTGTTAGAACGTACCTTTTTCTTTGCATCCATTTTTGCTTTAGTTTCTGAGTGATAGGTGTAACCTCTACCCTTAGACCCTTTAGCTCTACCTGACTTCTTTCGTGGTGTTCCGTCAACTTTAAGAACGAAATCACCTGCTTCGTCTTTAAGATAGTTGTCAGGATTAACATCCCAATCATTCTGCATGTTTATCTGCGATCTTCTTTAATCCCATGTGCGATAACTTGCGACCTGTTATGCTTTCTAGGTATAAACTACCTTCGCGTAAGCTTATAACTTTATCCTTAATCATCGGAACAATCTTATCTAAGGCTTCAAGTTGTTCTTGTACAGGTGTAAGTAACTCTACGTTACCTTCATCTAGCTTATAACCAAAAGGAATAGTGCTACTAGATCTCCTCATAATTACCTTCTATTACAATTTCTTGCTTAGCGGGGAGTATAAATAAACCACCTGCTGTATTAACAGTAACATCTAGTCTTTCAGTCTTGCCTAAGCCTACACGATCTAAGATTGTCTGTGCGGCCTGTATACGCATGTTAGCTTGTGGTATAGGCTCTGAACTATCCATAATGTGTACAAGCTTCATTGCGGCTTTAGGGGCGCTCTGAGCCAGTATGTTTGTAGCAAGATCTAGTATCTCTGTCTTTAAGCTCTTAACAACACTATTAATACTGGTGGGTGCATAGCCCGCTATATCTCCTGCAAGCTTAGTGTCACCATTACAGGTAACTAGGCTATCAAGGAATGTTTGTTGCTTAGTTGTTAGTTCTTTATTATTACTCATGTACTCTATTATACTGCGATATTTGAATGTTGTCAAGCTTTTTATTACTTTTTAGTATAATAAATGTAAGAAACTTCTTGACAACTCCCCGATATCGCAGTATAATAGATATTAAGCCCACGGGGGTTATATAGACATTCTAGTCATCTCCTTCCTGTGTATCTCCTTCCTCGATTTAGTTATGTGTATACGTCTGTATACATACTTTTGTATCATCTTCCCTTGACTTATATATTTGTATACAGACGTATACGTTATTTAACTCCCCTTTAAAGTCTTTGAAACTGCCGCCCTAACTGGTTGACACTCCAGAGTCTTCTAAAAATGTATAACATTGTGTATATAGGGGGGGGAGGGGCCATGGCGACCTGCCCCGCCTCTTCAAAGCCCTCTATAGATAAGCCAAATCTTGAGAGAGATCCCTTTAAAGGCTACAAAGTCTTATAAGCCCTTTAAAGCATTGTCCCTAATCTAGTTTCCATAGGCTTATAAGACTTATTAGCCTTTGAAGTAGTACTTTAAAAACTTATTAGACTAAACAGATCAATAGCCTAGGCAATAAACCACCCGTTAATAAAACATTATGACCAGATCCCGTTTTATGGTCACCGCATCCCAAGCAATAATTATTTACCTATGTTTAGAATGTTGCGTCAGCGGGAATAATCTTGTTGATTTACTTAAACTTAAACTCTTAATAAGGTAGATACATTATGAAAAATTTTGATTACTCAACAATCGACCAGAACCGCGTAGCATCGTATAAGCAATTTAATTTATGTGCTTACAAGGTAGGCGTAGCTTACAAAGCTGTCACGGGCAATGACATATCAAGTACAGTTATATATGCATGGCTTAAAAAGACGCACCCAAAGGATAGTGACAAGGCTTTAACGCATGGTAATGTTCAGGTATATGCGAATGCTTACAAGATGCCTAAAAAGGTTATCGGTTCAATTGATAAACTGGCGTTAGAGTTACCGGCCAAAAAGGTTAAAACGCCTAGCAAAAAAGAGGTGACTCTTGTAACTGAGAACGCTGAATTAAAATCTGAAATGGCCGATATGAAAGCCCAGATGGCTGAATTAATGGCCCTAGCTAAAGGAGCTAAATAATGATTGTATTTAATTATGTAAGCAAAAAAGACCTAAAAGCGAATATCGGTAAGCCCTTGCGCTTTATTGAAACGAGCATGTTCGGTAACCAATACATTTCAGACGGTCAATTAACGGGCGCGAATAGACCGCATATTACGGGACGCGGTCGCGAATTTTTCGCAATAGTAACCTTAAAAAATGATTTAATCATAGGGGTAAAATAACATGTGGAATACTAATTACTTGATACGAAATGCAACAATAATATGTCTAGCTATGATAATTTCTATGACCGTTATTCGGGTCGCTGATTTGGTTATCTACGCCATGCAATCTTAACTCACTAGCACCACTAAAAAGCCCTGTGCAATCGCATGGGGTTTTTTTTCGTCCCTAGTTTATTCAAGCCTGTTTAAGCCTGTTTAATATATACCATGTAGGTTGGTATAGGTTGGATGGTTTAAAGCCCTTAAAGGACATTAAAAGCCCCTATAATCGCATTGCTGTAAACCACCCTAGACTGTTATAGATACTCCGCCCTATAAACCGCCCTTTTTAATGTCTGCAGTTATAGATAGAGCTTTTATTTATATATGTAATTTTTTAACAGTTTTACTGCAGTTTTTTTTCTTATAAGGATTTTTTTGTCCATAAACGAGAGTCAAAGTCCTTATAAAGAATTTTCTGTTCTTAAACGAGAGTCGAAGTCCTTATACCATTATCTCTATTAGTAAAGCAGAGGTCTAGGTGAAAAAAAGTTGATCGGCTGAAACCCACGTCACCACTGGGCTACAGCGATTCAGTGACCAGAATCCTCAGTTGAGTCACCCAAAGAAATTGACAGTTTCCGAGACAACCCCGAAGATGGTTGCCGAGGCACCGAGATTCACTTTAATAACACGGAAATTATAAGGCAAGGGTGTCCCCATCCTAAGTAGCGGCTCAGTCCACCGTGCCAAAACGGACTACTAATTTTAATTGGAGTGTTAATATGAGTAGAGATATAGAAAACGGTAAAATTGTTGAACGTAGAAACACTGTTAAATGGGCTGATTGGTATTTAGACTCTATAGCTATAGATATGGAAGACGGTAGATATGGTCAAGCTCTTATAAGAGCCGAAGAGTTAAAGAAAATGATACTGGATCTAAAAGAAGACAACTTTAAAGGGTATAGAGATGAGTAAAATTACTAAGAAAGGGTATAAGTTAGTAGATCAGTTTAGCGGTCGTGGTATTTACCCGTTAGAACTTATTCACGATAGAGACGGACAACCTTTTATAATTAGAGGTGGTATTGCACCACATAAACCAAGTAGCACTGGAAGAATTTGGGTCAGTGATATAGCTAACAAGCACAACAACGAGTATTTTCCTAGTGTTTGCAACTTAGAATGGAGAGAAATATAATGTATAAAAATCATGCGGTAAAATGTCAGCAATATGCACAGCGTTCAGCGGATAATATGGCTTACGTTATTCTAATGGTTGTTCTTAGTATCCAACAAAACTGGTTAGGTGTTGGCGCTCAGTTACTTGATGTCAGGTTACATGGCATTAAATCTAAGTTCTTGTGGGGCAACAAGATTAAAACCTATCAGTATTTAGAGGCCAACAAGCATAAAATTTATGCTCAAGTTATGGCGGTTATTAATTCTAAACAGATTGACAGCGTTAAAGCTGAGTCACTTATGAAAATCTTTCTTCGTGTTGACGGCTTGGGATTACCAAAAGCAGGATTTGCTTGTCAGCTTACAGCCGGATTAGTTGGGTGTATGGATGTTCATAATATTAAGATGTACGATTTAGATGTTAAGTCATTGTCGCTTTCTAAAAACCCTAAGACAAACAAAGGGAGAGCGGCTAATGCTAAAAAGACTTTAGATTATATATTGATGTGTCACGATTACGGCACTGAAAATCTATGGAACAGTTGGTGTTCTTTTTTAGCCACCAAGTCTGTTAAATGGCAAGACGGTAATCATGTAAGTGAAGTTCACTATAGTTATTTAACTGGAGAAGTAAAATGAAGACTTTAATTGAAGCAGTAGAAGCATGGAACGATGATAGTAGAGAGTGGTTGCATGGTGATAGTTTACATGCTGTAGAGCCAGAAGAAAATAACTTTGATTTAATTTATAAAGTTATAGCTGAAATGAAACGTGACCTTAAAAATGGTAATGATATTTGGGTACATGAGATGTTATCTAGTGTACTTGATAATGATAATGAACGAAGCCTTAACAATATTTTAACTGACTATTTAGGAGAAGTGTAATGAAGACTTTAATTGAAGCAGTAGAAGCATGGATAGATGATAGAGTTGCTAACAACATCGCTGTAGAGAGGGCTGATAGAATGTCTCACTCTGCGTTTGTTGATGTGGAAGAATTAAATGGGACGCTTAAAGCTATGGAAGAGATCCATATCCGCGATGCTAATAGGATTGCAGAGTTGGAGAGGCGTATTCTGATTTTGGATGGAGATAATACTTTTGACGCGGAACGTGCCACTACTATTGAGAGTAGACTTGACGATCTTGAATGTACTATGGAACACAAGACTGACAGCGATGAAGTTGAGACTATGGTTGAGTCTGCAATAGGAGATTTAGATTTCCCAGATTCATATGCAATCGAAGTTATGGTCGATGATGCACTAGATACCAAGGTCATGGATGCTGTCAGGGCTGAGATAGATGCGACAGACTTTAAAGTAACAGTGGAGAGATAACATGTGGGCAATTGATTGGGAAGAAATGGGGTGTACTCAGTACGCCTCAACTCTAGAAGATGCACATAAAATTGGACAGCGCGGTGGTATATTTTATATAATAACTTATGTGGGAGAGAGCAATGGCTAGATTAATAGATACTATGGACGAAAAACAGATGTGGAAATCTTGGATGAATACAAGGTTAACGCTCAAGCAATGGTGCAAGGAGTTATG